TTCCGCCAGCTTATCCGTGACCCGATGGCCGCGTCGTTCACGGGCGGTTTGAACTACGGGCCGTTCCGCGCCGTGGTCATGGCCGGTACTGAGTTCCTGCGCAGCAGCGCTGGGCGCAGCGAGGGCTACAAAAAACTGATTGAGAAGGGGCTTGTGCAAAGCGGCGTGTTCACGGGTGACCCGGACGACATGTCTACCTTTGCTACCCAGCTTGCCAGCGGCAAAGACGGCAAAGTTATTGACCGGCTGTTTGGTTATCTGGACCGAGCCGCTATCCGTGCCGATGCTGCCACGCGTTTGCTGGTGCATGACAACGCCATCAAGAATGGGCTGTCTGAAGTAGAAGCCGACCTCATGACGATGGAGTCCATGAACTTCTACAAGCGCGGCCTGTCGCCCACGGTGCAGTACGCCAACCGCCTGATCCCGTTCATGAACGCGCAGATTCAGGGCTTGAACGTCTTGGTCAAGGCCATGCGCGGCAACATGCCGTTTGAAGATCGCCAGCGTATCCAGCGCAAGTTCTGGAACAACGCCGTCATGTTGTTCGGCGTCGGTATTGTTTACGCAATGGCGATGGATGATGACGAGACGTTCAAGAACGCCAAGCCTCGGGACAAGTACACGAACTTCTTTGTGAACCTGCCGGGCGTTAGCGAAGCCGTCAAGATTCCGTTGCCCTACGAATCGGGCTGGTTCTTCAGCGCTGCCGTGGCTCTTGTCGATGCTATGAAAGCGGAGGTCAGCGGCGAGCAGCAGCTCAAGGCGCTCAAGGACATCTTCCTGTCGTCGGTCCCGGGCTACAGCTCGAAGTTCGTGCCGCAAGCAGTCAAGCCGCTGTTTGAAGTGTTTACCAACAAGAACCTCTTCTCCGGCCAGAACATCGAGTCCGTGGCCATGCAGGGCCGCAGCCCGGAAGAGCGCTTCAATGCCTCCACCACGGAAGCTGCCAAGGCGCTGGGCAAAGTGCTCCCGCTGTCCCCCATTCAGATAGAGCATCTGGCCCGTGGCTACTTCGGTACCGCTCCGCTGGCGCTCATGTCTGTGGCGTCCAGCTTTATGCGGGATGAGGGTGCCAAGGGCGAGGCGGCTGACAAGCGCCTGTCGGAGACTCCCATCTTGGGCACCGTGTTCCAAAAGAAATACGGTGGGGCTGATGCGGACACGATGTACGCGTTTGCCAAGGAAGCCACGCAACGGGCGGCATCGCTGGCTGACCTGAAAAAGACTGGGGATGCAGCGGCGGCAAGGGAGTACATTGCCAACTACCGAACGGAGATTGCAATGGCTCCGATGGCGCGGCAGTTTGAGACACTGATGGGCCGCATCCGCACGCAAGAAAACCTGATCCGTAACCGCAAAGATTTTAGCGGTGAGGAGAAACGCGCTCGCCTTGACCAGCTTGATAAGGCTAGGCAGGACGTGGCAGACAAGTTCAACGCGGCGGTGCGGCGGATCGAGTCGAGGGCATCCTGAAGAACCACACGCCCGCCACCCCGTCCTTGATGCCGGGAGTGGCGCGGCCATCCAGTATGCGCATGCTGACCGCTTTAATCAGCCCATACTCTTTCATCTTTTCAAAGTCGAGGCAGGGGACAAAGAACCCCTGCCCCTTCTTAAGCTGCTTCCAAGGAAGGCGGATTCTGGAGTAATTCACCCACGTCCTCCACTCGGCGGCGAACCTTGATAGCCTGTACGCGCATGGGTGGAGCCTTGGTCTTGGCTGTCATATCTTTCTTAAGGAACTCCACCACGATGTTGTTGGTCGCTGCCAGCTTGGTACAGAACGCCGCATAGCCGAAACTGTGCGCGGCGCAGTGTGCCTTCATCATCTGCTCCTCAATAAAGAAGTCGCAGTATCCCGGCGTTATGTCATGCTCCACACGCCCTGAGATGGATGACCGGGTAATACTCTCATCCGCCTCCCTACCCATACCAAACTCAGCCATCAATGAGTTGTTAGTTGCATGACGACGAATCACCAGCAGCTTACCAAAGTTCTCGCTGATGAACGAGTTCAGGACGTTCTCTGCTGTGCGCACGTTGCTGCGCATGGACTTGCGCATGAAAGCCACCACACCCTTGAGCGCCTCGATGATCTGCTTGAGCGGCAAGTCAATGATGCCTATGTACTTCTGACTCCAGAGCACCCCTGCAGTAATGGCGCATCCAATTCCTGCCATCCAGAAGCGCTCGTCGTTGGTGGCGTTGAACACTTTGTACATCCGCTGCACAGTCTCGTTGGTCAGCGCAGCCAAGATTTTTTCATTCTCGACCATGTAGTCCACCATCAGGAAGCCCGCCGTGCCGTAGTTTTGGTGCAGGCTTTTGATGATCTCTACTTCTTCTGGTTCCCATGTGAGCGGGTCTTCAATTATGAACTCCAGCAATCGACGCAGCTCACCCTCCGATGAATGCTTACGGACACCCGTCAGCCAATCCACGCCGTGGGTGTTGGAAGACAGTAGCGCTATGGTGGCCCATATTGATAAGTTAAGGCGTTCCTTGTTAGCGCCCGACTCCATCCGCTCCTTGCCCTTGCCTTCCGACATGTCCAGCAGGAAGCCGGGGAACCACTCAAAGTCCTTGCGGTTGTTATTCGTGATCTCGTCAGAGATAAGCGGCAGGCAGTTCAGGAGACCCAACCTTTGCTGCATAGCAACAGGAGATGTAGCCTTGCCTGTGCGGTAGCGCGTCGGATGCCCCCACACAGATGCGGCAAGCTCCAAGGCCAGCGACTTGCCGGTACCGGACTCGGTTGAAGCGCAGTGAACAGTCATGCCAGCCAGCCCGGTGTAGCGCATGAGCGGAGCGCCAGTACCTAGAAGCATCACGGCAAGGTGCCTATACATTTGCCTGTCGATCATCATGCTGACGACGTTGCGCCAGCCCTCGATAGTTCCCTTGGGTTCAGTAACGGCTGAGAGGTTCTCTATCCCCGGCATGGGCACCCTGACGGGCATCTTGCCCTTAGAAAAAATGCGTGCGGCATATACAAAGTCTGCGTTGGGCTGCCAGCCGTAGCTGTCAGGGACGGCTAGTGCCTTCTTCTCAAGCCCAGCTTTTTCTACGCAAGCGCGGACGTAGTCGAATAGATTCTTGTCGTTGTTCTTTCCGAAGCTGGCAAGGATGTTCTGTTGGGCCAGCGCCCTAGTTGTTTCGTCTTGAGACACCATAGCCTTGGCAGGCACAATTAAATCTACCGCCCCATCCGGGCGCAGCGCAATCATATGGATCGAGTGATCGCCGTGGGCGTTAAGGATGTCCACCACGAACAGATCGTAGGGCAGCACCATCACATGTTTCTTGGACTTGGAGCCATCAGCCATCTCAACTTCGCGTTCCTGATACACGCCGCCTTTATCTCCGTAGGCATAGCCTTTGGGCGGTACCGGGCGCTTGATCGATGCTGGAGCAGCTACATCGCTCTCGATCAGCGCTTCGACTTCAACTTCTTTCTCTTCTACATCTACCTTGACCTCACGCCCGAGCGCCAGTGGGTTGGTGATCTTGCCCCAGTGGGGGCACTTGGCGCAGATGCCGGGGTTCTCTGAGTCGAACTTGATGCAGGGGTAGGGGCCCTTGATCTCGCGCAGCTTCTGCTCCATGCGCTCGTTGGTGTAGGGATGCAGCTTGCTGACCCACTGCACAGCCTTCTCACCGTCCTCACACTTTTGCGCGATGCTCAACCAGCCACGCCACAGCGGCTCCATGCCGTCATCTTCAGCGTTCTCGATGTAGTACTCAAGCTGACCGCAGCCAGACCCGGCTTGGGTTGCGCGAAGGATGTTCTTAAAACGCGTTGTGCTGTTCTCAAACAACTTGACGCTGGTTGCTGTCTTCGCGGCAGCAGGGCGTGCCCCGGGCAGCTCGATCACATTGGTAGGTGCCGGGGGAGCAGCAGTGGCAGTCGTGAGGTTGTTGCGGATGTGTTCGCTGAGGATGGCAAAGTCGAACAGCACACCTTCTTGCAGTATCCGCACGAGGGGCGGCTCAGGGTAGACCGGCTTGAAGTTGTACGACCCGGGGTAGCGAAGCACACGCGCAGAATCCGCCGTCACGGTCATGTCGATCTTCAGCCCCTCCTGTTTGCACAAGCGCTTAAAGTTCTCGGCCACAGGTTTCCACGAGGTGATGTCCTGCGTTTCTGTCAAGGGCCAGTACATGTGGTACCCGCCGCCCGAGTCCACCACATACGGAGCGCCCAGTTCGTGCAGCCCCGTTTTTTGCATGAAGGTGTTAAACGCCTCCATGCCTGCTTCCTTGGTGCCGTAGGTCTTGGGGCCGTCCACGTTGCAGTCAATGTCAACGAACAGCGCCTTGATGTGCTGCGCGTTCTTGGCCGTGCGTGATCCCGCCTCCGCAAAGGTAGCCAGCGCAAAGTAGGTGCTGCACTTGGCAGCAATCCAAGCGTCTACGTGTGGTTGTAGTTTTGCATAGTCATCCTCAAATTTGTGTTCATTTCTTTTTGTGGTCAGCTCTGCCGCGCAATAAAACCCGTGACCGGGCGTCGGCAAAACCACCGCGAAGAACTCTTGCGGTGTCATTCGGATTCCCGGTGAGTTTATTGGGCGTCTTCCGCAGGCAGTTCGCTCTCTGCGTCCAGCTTGTCATGAAAGCGTGCGAGCAATGTAGCTACCCATTCCGAAGGCACCGGCTTGCCAAGCTGCATATAGATGTGGCGTGCAAGTTCCTCATCCGTCAAGCTATAAGGTTGTATTCCCGACATATCTTTCTCCATGCGTCATCCGCGCTGTTTGATGTTTGTAGAATTTTGAGAAGGAACTCGGCACGTTCACGATAGCCAACAAACACCTCGGTGCCTGTGAACCAGTTGTAAACCGTCTGCCGCGTCACTCCCAAAGCCTTGGCGACTTTGGTCACGGGGAAGTCATGGTAGACCGCCCAGCGCCCAAGCTGGTTGCCTAAAGACTTTGGAGTCTTTGCAACCTCGTCGATGATTTTTTGTGAGTAAGCCATATTAAATAGGGCGGGAGGTAGCTGCCTGCCTTGGTCAGAGGAAACGCTGTCGTGTGCTTGTATTTATGTCTAACGAGGAAGTCCGAACAAACCCCGGCACACGCAAAGCGACCGCTCTTGCTACCTCCCGAAACTAATTACTCGTCGTCCCAATCGGCGACGATGTCAGCGAGCTTGCCCTTCTTGGCAGGCACAGTCTCGGATTTGGGCGCTGCCTTGCGAACTTCCGGCTCGTCGTCCTCAGACACGGCAGGGGCCGCCTTCTTCTTAGGCTTGGGCGCTTCGTCTTCTTCCTCTGCAACATCCGGACGCTTGCCGTCAAGCATCATCGGTGCAGGCTTGGTCACGCCATCAGCACCGGCAGGGGTCATCATCACAGCGCGTTGGGCTTCAACGCTTTGCGCCTTCTCCTGCACCGTCTCGTACTCTTCATCGGTTAGCCAGCGCTGTGGGCTGAACACCAGCTTGGGGGACTCAGCCGTGGTGTCGAACTTCATGCGGGTCACCACAGTGTCAAGATTAACCGGCGGGGTCTGCGTAGCGGCCCAGCGTGCGAACGCCTGCAGCGGAAGCTTGTCGCCCTCACCCTTGCCGAAGATAGACGTAGCAGGCAGCGTGACCTGCAGCACATCGCCGCTGGGGTTGTTAGCCAGCACCACAGCCAGACGCTGTTGGTAGCGGCAAGCGCGGGAGTTACCGTTGCCAGAGCCTGCGATGTTTTGCTGGCACTTGGCGCAGTTGGAAGCCTGTGGCGATTTGATGGATTTGTCGGGCATGTCGCCGTCGTTGCTCCAGCAGTCCGGTGCCACAGCCGCTGCGTCCTTGTCGTACTTGCCCATGTAGAAGATGCGGCTGACCTTGGGGGCAGCCTTCACAACGATCACGTCAAGGTGACGGTCTTCGATGTTGGCGATCTCTTTGCCGCCAGCGACCAAACGAAACACGCCACCTTTGATGGAGACGCGCTTTACGCCGGGGCCACTAGCTGCACCGCCAGCCAGAGCCAGCGTGGTTTCAGACAGAACTGCGTTGCGTGCGAACGCGGGTGCTTTTGCGGAATTGAATACAGTGATATTGCTCATGATTGCTTCAGTTGGTTGGTTTGCGTACCGAGATGTCGTACTCCGAAGAGGAGTTCAACCCGGGTGGTACGAGCCCCGGATTTTCTTCGAGGAATTGGCTCATGTTTGTTTGTGCGATGCGCTTCTCCAGCAAGTCCACCGCATCATGCTCGACCACGAACTTCTTGAAGGAGTCCCAGTCTTGCGTGTTGTAGCGGGTCTTGACGGACAGCACCACTGTGCCCTGCGCCGTGCGAACTGATGTGACGCCCATCATCTTCATCATGTCCTTCATGGCGTTCTTGATCTCGTCTTGCTGCGCTTTGAGCGCTTCGACTTTGGTGTCGTAGTCCTGCGTCAGCGTTGTGATCTCAGTGCGAATCTTTCTGTAAATCTTCGCAAGCCGATCCAGCGGGATCGTCTCACTTTCTGTTTCGGTCATTTCTTTCTCCGTTTTGTTTTGTCTAGGGTTGGACAGTTTACATGTTTTTGAATTGGGCGCAACTCCTTTATTCACTTATCACGTTGTTGAACATCTCGGTCAGCAAAGAGTGGTCGTTCACCTTCTGGCTGAGGGCTTTGAACATTCGTTTCTCTACGGGGCTCGATTGGATGTGCACCACCGTCACCTTGTCGCTGGTCTGTCCCTTGCGGTCAGCGCGGGCACAGCACTGGGTGTACTGCTCAACGCTCATGAGCGGGCCATAGAAGACCACGGTGTCGGCAGCAGTCAGTGTAATGCCATGCGCCGAGGCTTGGGGCTGCATCACCAACACACGCGGGCTAGGCTCAGTCTGAAAGCGGTGAATGATCTGCGCTCTCTTGGATGCCGTGACGCCGCCATGAATCTGCTCGTTGGCTATGCCCTTCTTCGTAAGATGTCTGCTAATCGTATCGATGATGCTCAAGTACAAGGCAAAGATGATTACCTTTCGGTCAGTCTCTTCTAGCACTTCCTCCAGTACCGACAAGCGCGGCGCGGAGTCGAACTCTACTACCTCACGATCATCGGTGTATGCTGCACCGCAAGAAATCTGCAGGAGCTTGTTCATCGAAGCAGCGGCGTTGACTGCCGTGATTGTTTCCCCTGCAGCCTGCACCACCATCTGCGTTTTGAGCATGTTGTAGTACTTGGCTTGCTGGGGCGTCATCTCCACTTCCCGAGTCATGGTGACGACAGGGGGCAGGTCCAGACACTCGGCCTTAGTGAATCGGATGGACGGCTGCAACGCTTCAAACACGTCGTCCTTGGCGGTGGGCTTGGGCACCCACTTGTACAGGGTGAGCTTGTGCATCACTTTGTCGCGCCATGCGGTGAAGAACTTAGGGATGCCGTCAGGGTTAACCAGCTTGGCAAGACCGTACGCATCGGTTGGAGACTGTGATGCCGGGGTACCGGTCATCATCCACAGATACGTTTGCGGTGCAATGATTGAGTTCAGCGCCTTCCAACGCCGCGTGGTGTTGGTCTTGTAAGCGTTGGCCTCATCGACGATCACCAGATCGAACCTACCATCGGCCTTGACCTCGTCGGCGATTAAGTTAAGCCCCTCGTAGTTGGTGATGACAATCTCGTAGTCGTGTTGCAGCATCTCGATACGACGCGATGCTTTGGCGTGGTGTGCAATCACAGCGGTGCGATGCAGGATGCTGTTGTTGATATCTCCCATCCACGCGCTGTGCATGATCGACAGGGGGCACAGGACTAACACGCGCCGCACCTTGCCCAGCTTCATCAGGTAGTCAGCGGCCCAGAGTGCGCTTAATGTTTTCCCTGTACCCGGCTCACTAAACACAAACGCACGGCGGTGCATGGTTAGGAACGCAGCCGTGTCGATCTGGTGCTGCATCGGTCTGTAACGCCCGGGCCAGTCGTAGCGTTTGGTAATGGGTGAGGGCACATCCTTGACACCTAGATTGCGCAGCACTCGCGCCTCGTCCAGTCCCCAGTAAACCGCTACCTCATAGCCTCCATCAACAGGGATGACTTTGTGCTTGGGGATGATGCTGTACTTGGCAGGGTTGCGCGTCTTAAACAGAAGCGCTTTGTTCTCAACAATCTGCACTTGCTTCTCCGTTTATTTGTTGTCGCCTTGATTGGCGCTCTTACTTCTCAGTCGCAAATTGCCGGGGGTCGTCTTGCCACCCTTGCGTAGCGGCGTTTTGTGATCGATGTCCTTGCCTGCGCGATCAACACCCAGCTTGTCATAGAGCTTTCGAGCGCGTTGGCGTTCGCTTTGATCTGAACCCGGCCCGGACTTGCCGGTCTCCAAGTCACGCTTGTATTCCTTCTTGTAGTCTCTTGTTGCCATGATGGCTCCTAATGTTTGGGGTTGAACTCGCAGCCAGTGACCTGACACCAGCCGCACAGGGGAGTCTGTGTGGGGTTCCACACATCGTTGGAGAAAGATGCCTCAAGACGCGCCGTGCGCTCACGGTACTTCCACCAGTAGTCGTCCTTCTGATCACGCGTCATCGACATCTTGACCATGTCGTTCTTCACAATGAACAGCAGCGCTGCGTTGACCTTGCGTATGTGGGGGAAGTGCTCGAACACCATGAGCGACATAAGTACAAGCTGATCCCTGTCGGGGTACTTGTTGTTGCCGGTCTTCCAGTCGCCCACCCACGCTGTCAAGTTGTCGTCGTCCACAATTAAAATATCCGCTATCCCTCTGACCCACACATCATCTGACTTCCACTGCGTGGGCTTTAGATCAACCGTGAGGGCCATCTCGTACTCAGCAAGCTTGCGCCCGGACTTACTCAGCATGGCGTCGGCTACATCCTTGAACTGCGCGTACTCAGGAGGGATTGGTTTGTTTTCTTTTATGTAGAGTTCCAATGCCTCGTGTACTTGATTGCCGTAGCGCGTGGCCTCTGTCTCTTGGAAGGGGTACTTCTTCAAGACCTTGACCTCGTGGTACCGACGAGCACAGCCCTCGAAGTCTTTGAGGGAGCTGTGTGACCATGCTGGCTTTTTCATTTGAACTTCGCTGTGTTGATTGCTTTGTTAAGGCGATTGGCAAACCGGGTTACGAACTTCTCGTTGTTGTGCAGGCTGCTGCCCATGTCATAGAGGATTGCGTGTGTCAGCTCGTGCCAGAACGTGTCGCTGATCTCGTCGTTGGTGTACGGTGTCTTGGTCACGTTGCTCTTCTTGGCGATCTCAAT